CGCGTTAGTTAGGCAAATTTAAAGTCTTGCACTCTCGACTGTTTACAGTTGTCTCTGGCTCTAAGCGAGCTGCTCATAAATATTCACATGGTCAGCTGGTCGATAGCACTGGTCAACGTATGAACACCAGAGGCGGCCATTCCATATGGTCCTGGGATCATAGACAGGCCTCCTGACACAGACCTGATGATGTCCAATATTCGTTTCCAAAAGTTGGCATTATCAAGATAACAAACTCCAATGGGAAGTTCTTGGATGATCTTCCGGTACACTGCAATAGCATGGTCATCCCTAGGAGAGAAAGTGGTGTACTCATAAAGTCCATTTCCAGGATTAATGATGTACTCAACACAAGCCCACGTCTTAAGGATCGCTGTGTTATTGGTGTTGGTGCCTATACCAGATACCTTAATACACACAGTTTCAAACTGTTGGTCGAAACCGGGTACGTAAGGTGCGCCAGCCAATTGACCGAAGTCACCATTGGTGGTGTCGAGTGTTCTCGGCAACGCTTGGGAATTCTCAATCACTCCTTGGAATTGGAACGTCGAAGCTTGATTGTAAGCTCCGGTATAAACTCCAAGATTGAAAGGACCGGTATATTGGTTGGCATTAGTGTTGTTACAACCTTCTAAGCCGAGGAGATTAATGTTATCTCCTGCGGCTTGACCCTGCGCTATGGATGTAGTCAGCATAATCTTAAACGCCTGAACGGTCCCCGTCCAACTCATTGCGTTAGTCGTTGGAACTAACTCGAAATGATTGGACACGAACCTGAACTTAGTTACGATGTCTGCGACCTGCTGTCCATTGGCATTGGTTCCGAAGATTGATTGCAAATCTGAATAGGGTTCAGCAATGAAGACTGTAGTGTTTATTATGGGTGTACCAGCAGGAACAACGGCTTTGAAATAAGCAACACCTGGAACAGGAGCTAGTATATAATACACGTCACTGGCAGCCGCAAAAGTTGTGGCTTTTATTAGGCGATGTTTCTTTACTAACGACTGTCCTTCAAAACTATCTGGCACTCCTTGAATTCTGGAAGCTTGAAAGTCTGGAGGTGCAAAGGCGCACTTGAGAAAGGCTAGGCCGTCTGGTGACAGCCCTACAGATCTCATGGCCTTCCTCACACCGTTATTCAGTCGTTGAACAGAAGCACTGGGTCCATTACTAACGCCCATTGGTTGGGGCATAATATATTTATAGACTCTAGCTTCATCGTTGTCCTGATTTACACGCTGGCGAGCTCTACGCCTAGCTGATCGGGATGGAACATTCATGGCAACATTATTAGAGAGTTGTTGCTTAACTCTTTGGGGTTTTGGTTGGGATTTATTCGGCATACTCCACTATTTCTTGAGTCCCCTCCAACTCTAGAAATCCCACACGATCCAACTCGGACATCACCACATCAAACTCTGGGTGAGTTTTGAGCATATCTTGCAAACCTATCATAAGACATCGAAGTTCAAGTATGTCTTTTGGAGAATGGTGAACGAGGTTCATCATCATCTTGATATGGTTCACAGGGTATGACCGACCATTCATGTAAATTCTACTACAAAAGTCAAAAGAATCGACGACTTTGTTATAGTCTTTACACTTTAGGCCTAGCGCCAAGTATGTTTCTTTGGCACCCTCAACGTACTCCTCAACTGAGTCATCTCCAGCTGCTATAGTTTTCCTACTACCAACTAAGGTTGCTAAGTGTACTCGCATAAAGCTGTTGGAACGTGATGTCTTGAACTTTCCCGAATTGACAATACCTTTGAATCGCGGTTGAACCATAGTCCCGTCTGAAAACATATAAATGCTCTCCGACTCTATAAAAGCGGTTCTTCTGAGCAACGTTTCCCAGACGGGGCTAGAGTTTTCACAAAGTTTAATTGTGAACTCGGCGTCGTTAAGTATCATCCACTGTTTGACTGACCAATCCCATCCACTGATGTCCGCACAGGCCATGGTATAACCACAACCCAAGACATCATTATAGACTGATTGATTGTCTTCCGGGGAAAATCCTATTCCGGGCTTAGATGGTATATCCATCCAATTAGCTATCTCGAGTTTACAGAGATCTCGTATTAAAAGCATCTCAATTATCTTGTCGATAAGAGACACAGACATGATCAATCTGACTCGACCTTCAGCCAATTTTGCTTTCTTATGGGGTTCATCCTTGACAAAGACTCGAATTGGATCACACAGACCTTCGTCAATGCGTTGCATCCGATCGAATTTGTGGGGATCGTGAGATAGTAGGAGTTCTATTCGATCTAGAACAGTCTCGACTACTCTCACTCCCATAATTTCAAGCACTTTGCCATTAGTGGAGCCCAACATACAAACTGGGACACCTGGGGAGGACTCAAGCTTGATGAAATTAATCACCTTCTCTACTTCAACTCTCCAAATCTCTCGGTCATAATGCTGGAAGAAACCAGGTAAAACATGTGTCAAATACTGCGTCTTTAGGTAGTCATTAGCAGCATTCTTCTCCTCTGTGGTGGGTTCATAAAACTCTTCAATGTGTTTGTCACATTGCAATCTGAAGCTGATCTTTTCTGCTTCAGCTCCTCTCGGAGGCCAACTGAACGAATCATAATCTAGTCGACCGTCTTGTTTAAGACGTTGCCAACTGGAATTCTCTTCAAGAGCTTTGGGCTCGTGGAATTTGATTGTGCTGTAGCCAACGATGTCGCTTTTTGCGGAGAACTCTTGCGGTTCAATCCACTTGTAGTAGGAACCCCAGCTATTGCTGGGGATTGCGAGTTTAAAGGAACCGCAGGAATTACGGTTTCTTTGGTTTCTTGCGAGACACGCTTGTTACGTCTCGCTTTTCGACTGGGGGGTTTTGGCGCCGATGGTGTCACGGTCTTAACCTTGCAAACTACTTCTCCGTCCCCTCTTTCCGCTATCGCTTTGATATCCTCTTTAGAACATTTCTCCAAAGCTATAGTTCCTTCTTCCAGGGATCGTTTTTCGTTCATCTTTCCAGTGGGCAGCTTGACCAACTGATTTCTCAAAACTGCGAAAGAAGGATCTGAAACACCTTTTCCAAGGTGGATCTCTCCTTCCACTGCTTCTACTCTTTCGGGGATCTTAGAAAGTTTGAGTTCATTAGTCCATCGGGAATGTCTCTGATCTATTAATTCCTTAACAAATTGGTCTAATTCCTTCGCTAATTCACC